AATTACCGCCTGTCCATAATGTTGTGGATGGAATAATTTGGTCTAAAATTTGAGTCCAATAAGGACCCATTCTGTTAATAAATTCATTTACATCGGGAAAATTGTATGGTGTAAATGAATTTGATTTAATATAAGATTGATATATGTCTTCTAACTTGATATAATTTTTCTTATATCTAATAATGTTAGAATTTAAAATTTGTTCATGTAATAATTTATCCGCAAATTCTGCAAACGTTACTCCCGTTTGTGGTTCTAATGTTGCGCTTCCGAATGATAAATTTAAATTTCTTGATTTCGTATAGATGTCATAATCAATTGCCTGAGCAGAAGAAAGATATGCATTTATATTTTTTCTATTGAAGGTTAACTCTGAATTTGAATTTACAACTTCTCCTTGGTTATTGTCAATAACAGGTACTAATTCATAACCCGTGTCTAAACCTGGTAAAGTTCTATATGAATCAAAATAATCTTCACCAAAAGTGTAACCTTTTGGTTTAGTTAGTAACGTTTTAGTTCTACCAGTTGTTATTGAGATGTCCTCGTCTAATATATCAGGTGATCTGTGGTCTAATGTTAAATCATACCAACCAGACCCCATTTGAAAAAAGGTATCGTTTGATAAGTCTTCATATTTCTTCGCACTTGCGGTAACTTCTTCAACAGGGTAATTGTCTCTTGTTAGTGTTGTTGAACCTGTGATAGTTTGAATGGTATATTGATATGTCGTCGCGTTGAATATTCCGGTATTAAATGTTTTATTACCTCTAATTAAATCACGAATATCATCATCAATATTATGAGACTTTGGATATGAAACAATATCATATCTATACTCATCAATTTTAATCATTGGGTCGGGTGCTCCGATAAATCTTAGTAAGAATTTTATCGAGCTACGTGTACCTTTTGATTTGTATATGTAAGCTAAGTTAACGAGAATTCTTCTGTAGAATTCATATTCAGCATCCACCAATGTTTTACCAATTGTTAAACCTGAATATTGTACATCATTACGAGTATATAAAATTTCATCTAAATCTTTTTCATCAAATAATTTGATTGTGTTAAGACCTAAATTGTTAGCTAAATTTTTAAGAAGTAAATCGGGTAAGTTGTTAATACCATCATAACTTACATTTCTCATGTAAGCAATGTTATCAATGTATTTTTTTACCTTATCGAAAGCCTGTCCATATAATTGGAATAACGCTTCCGCTTTTTTATCTTCACTATCAAACTCAAATAATTGAGGTGCTGACATGAATCTAACAAATAAGTTAGATTTATAATCATCTATCTCCTCAGCTACATCACTTAATCCTGATGTATAAGAATCAAACGCTAAACCAACAACCTGTAAGTTCCATCCGTCTTTTGCAACCGGCCAAATATATTCTACAGTAATTAAATCTGTTTTACTTCCACCAGATGTATCTCTTGGGACTCTAAATGATGCTCTATATTTTGGATTTGTCTCTCTGTTAAGTAATATTTCCTCTAAATCATCAAGACCACTGAAGAACTCTTCAGTTAAACCATTGTTTGGTCTGATAATAAAACTTTGGTCATATGTTGTACCTGTAAATGGTTTACCACTAACCGTTAACGTAATAATATTATTTACATCCGGTTGTTCGTAATCAATAATATCATAAGTTACACCACTTATTTCAACAACATATTTTTTAAATGATGAATAGAAATTTCTAAGTGGGTTGGTTGTCTCAGGTGTTGTATTACTATTTGGTGCTTCATACGATAAATCAAACGTATTATAAAACATACCAGTTTCAATATCGAATTCGGTTGTTTTTGTTGATACGTCATATGAAACGTTGTATGCTGTCTTACCACTAATACTTGATGAACTATCTTTGTCCACCATGATAGCAGCGGGGTACTTCTCAATTATATTACTGATTGATGCAGCAATTCTTGATTTTAAAGAACCAAATAATGATTTTCCCGCATCGTCTTTTGCACCTCTAAATGAGATTGACCTCTTTTTTTCTGATTTTGTTTGTGTTGTCTGTGAATCCTTCTCTTCCGATTTTAAATCATCCAAAGTTAAAAACTCCGAAAACGGAGTTGTTCTGAATGTTTTACTATCTTTTTCTGGAATTAACCTATCAAGAGCAAAGTTCGTATTAGTCAATTGACTGCTACCGTCAGTGATTTGACCACCGACTAAACTATCGCTGAATGTTTCAGCACCTGAAGCAGCCTGACTTGGAACTTTCCTTCTTGCCATTATTGTGTAATATCATCAAAGTTTAATGTCTCATCAATATCTGTTCTACCTTCTCTAACTTCGTATAATGTTTCATTAAATTGGTCTTTAACTTCATACAAGTTGTATTGTTTGTAGATATTGTTATCTTTATCATAGATTGTGTAAATACCCGGAGTAACCGCTTTAGTTTGGTTACCGTACAGAGCATTTGCCAATGTTGATGAATCGTGTTCAACCATCTCAACTTCAATTGTTGTTGGGTTAAAGTATGTATTTGACAAAATAATGGTTTGGCCTTGTTGACCTATAAAAGGAACGGTATTTGGTTTATTTGATGGTGCTGAAGACGGAGTTACAGTTAAAAACAACATGCTTGTTGATGCATCTGAATATTGGTATCTTTTTGCTTTTGAATTTGTACTTGTCAAATTCGAAACAATTGGTGTACAGTAGAATGATGAAGTCACCACTCTATAAAAATTTGGAGTTTTTTTATTATCTGTTGGGTTGATGTACTCTATTCTATATCCCACAAGTCCTTGTGGTGTAAATTTATTTCTATCTGCAGCAGGTACGTTACTTAAATCAATAACTAAACCTCTAACTGATGGTAATGCCGCTAAAACTCCGCAATCCGCAATTGTAGTTCTTACTTGTTTTGGTCTAATATGAAGTGTGTAAACCCCTAAATCCGTAAAATCCGCAGCATTTAATTTTAAATTATATAATCCACCCAAAACCTCAACATTTTTTTTTCCTCCTGTATCATCGTTGTGAAAAACAGGAGTTAAAATTGTTTTTGCGTCAAGTTTTTTTAATGTAACCGCGGACGATACTAACCTATCTGCCGAATGGTGATAGAATATATCCACATCATCTGGTGATACATCCGCTGGTCTAACAATTCCGTAACTTCCTACTGCCATAAACTTTTATTAATAAATATAATTTTTATTGTTTTCTCACTTTAAAATAACCATTTCCGTAAATATCTAATTCGCCAACCGAGTCTACCTCTCCAAGTCTTCGTGTTTTTTCTAAAACTCCCTGTTTTCCCCTCTCTACAAAAATGTCGGAATAGATTGATGGTTCGTCGACAAAACCAAGAAAATGTTCATTTCTTGTTAATGCTTCATTAAAAACTTCCTCTCTTGTAAATCCTGTAGTTGTACCCGTAATTGTTGTGATTCCGTCATCATAATCCCTATAATGTAGGGTTACCATATTATATGACGTTCCACTAATAAAGCTACCTGTATGTGTAAATGTATATCCTGTCCATTGTGATGTCTCACCTGATGTACTATATGTAAATGAAGAACTGTTTATTCCTCCTCCGTATTTATTAAAATCGGTAATTTTACTTTTACCAAACGCAGAATATTTGAACATTGACCCACTAACGGTTACCGGTCCATAATTGTCCGTATAATCTAAGTCATTTAAATAATTTAATGTTTGACCCGTAGTTGGGTTACTATATGGTACTGTTATACCCGTAATTGAACCTAAAATGTTTTGAGGTGTTCCACTAAATTGGGGAATTGTAATATTTTTACTAATCTTTTCTCTATTCCATGGAGAATTTAAAGACAATGAGATTGTATATGTGTTTGGTGTTGTTGGGTATGTATATGATGCCGTTGGGAAATTTGTACCAATAACGCCATTATTAATTGCCAATGACGATGTTTGATTATTATGACCCCATGATACTGTATATACTTGACCTATAATGTTTCTAAGTTTATCAGGATTAGTTGTACTGAATAGTTTTACAAATGAACCTGTTTGGGTATAATGAAAATTAACCAATTGTTCGATTTGTTCCATATATGATTCTCCATTAACGTCTGCAATACCAACCATTACCCCCATTTCATCAAGTGAACCGTCTAAAAATAATGGGAATTGGTATGAACCGTAAACACTACCGCTTATGTCGTATTTGGTTGCACCAGTTATTTTAGTCCATGATGTTCCACCCCATTTGTAGTAACCTTTTGCAACACTTCCTGTTACATTATCTACAATGTCATTTATGTTTGGCCCTATGTAGACACTACCAGAATGGTTACTTCCTGACCAAGGAACTAAACTTCCATAAGAATCTAACCAAGTTTGACCAGTCAATGAAGCGAGTTCAACTTGTTGTACATTCTTTCTTAAAATTTCGTATCTATCTTTTTTCATTTATTAACCATTTAAATTTGCGGAACCTCCCGTGAACACACAACTACAGTCACTATTAACCACATAACTAAAATCGGTTCTATCAATTGTAACACAGTAATACATGTCATCAGGTTCAATTATTTGCCCGCCACTATTATCTTTTTCAAAAAATTGAATAGGATTGGTACGAATTCCATATCTACCTTGGTCAATATCAACATCAACATCTGAATTGGTAACGAAGTCAGTTATTTCACCATTTTCAGCATTAAAAAATTTTGCTGTCATGTAAAATATATTTCCAATTAAATTAGATTCTTCAAATGGTGAATCGTCTTGAAACCAGAATATATATAAGTTTTCTGAATTTTTGTAGTTCGTACCCATAAAGACAGGTTTATATATTTTTACATCCGTCACACCTGTTAGGGTTTCATTGTAAAAATTATATTGTTCACCAGATGTTAGTGGTAAATTTTTTGTAAAAACCAATCTTCTGTTTGCTCTAGTTGGTGCCTCACCATTTGGTGTTTTATAAAATTCTAATCTAAAAAAACTCCTTTTAAAAAATTCTCTAATTTCATTATTTTCTTTAAATGATAAACCTGTTGGTTCGTAATCGGTAACATATGTACTTCCACTTAAAAAATGAAACTTAAACCATATATCCGATTGTGATATTGTTAATCCTGATAATGATGAATTGTATGGTTGATGTATGTATCTAAC